TTGGTCTCTTGCTCTTCTAGCAATTTATTCAGTGTAGCGTCACCGACCATTTTGATGCAACACACACGTGCTGCACGGGCAGTGATGTAATACTGAATAGCAGGAGGTACATCGACAAACTCAAACAACCAAGTCACATCTGCAGAAATGTCGCTTGAAAACTGGAATGTATGGTTGTATCGATCATAGAGTTTGCTGTTACGACGGATAAGATCCATATCGCTGTGATGGTCATCACGGTTAGCATCCAAAGCTAGGGCGTTAGTTGGATAAGCAATTTCTTTCGTTGTTGCGTCAGGCTGTAGTTTGTAATGACGTTCTGTGTTGAATGTCCAACCTTGTGCTTGAACGATTTTGTTTTGTTCCCGGAGTGTTGTCAAAACAACTGACACTTCAGGATTCCTAAGATCCAATGTGGTGACAGCAGCCTGTCCCACAGAGGTAAGTATTTCATTAACAGCATCCAGTTCGGTGGACGCAGCGTAGACAGGCATAACAACAAATAAAAAAAAGGGACCCCGAAGGATCCCTCGTGTACAAAAAAAATTTTGAATCAGAATGCAGCAGGCTTGGTAGCGGTTCCAGCGAACAGCTCCACGCAGGCAGCAGGATTCAGGTAGTCTGCGCCCATGGCGAGACGACCCAGCATCACATCACCCTGGTAAACCACGGAGACATCTCCACTGGTCACTTGGACCTGGGGACCGATGCTTTCGACGCAACCAGCACCTTCGCGTTGGAAGATGAGGCCGCAGGAGTTAGCGAAGTTAGAAGCTTGGCCGTACTCGTTTTGGATACCGGCAACAGCGTTAGCACCAGCACCCGGACCACGGGCATCTTCCAGACCTTCAGCAACAAAGGAACCAGTGTTACCAGGATCGGCCACACCGGGGTTGGTTGCAGAACCAGTACCGAACTTCGTACCATAGTTGGAGAAGAACGGAATGTTCATGGACTTGTAAATACGGATACCTGCAATCTCCATGATGCCTTGACCGGACTGCAGGGCATCACCCTGGGTGTCGCGGTTGACAAGGTAAGCGCCAGATCCGGTGCCACCGATGGCTTGGATCAGCTCGTAGTACTGACGGGGGTTGAGGACGGCAACGCGGCCCTCGGAGCTAACACCCTTTTCATCGAGACTTGCGGCGGCGTCGTAGAATGCGGACACCAAGTTGTTAGCATCATAAGCGTCAGATGCGTTAGTAGTAGAACCAACACGGATCTGAGTTCCGCCTGGCTCAACAAAGCCAGTCTTGCTGATCGGGGATGCTTGACGTGCACCACGGGTCAGGGAGCGGAAGATCAGACGGTCATACTTCTGAGCCAGAGCATAGCCGATTTTACGGCTGATCTCCGAGCGCAGATCGTAATGTGACAAAACTTCATCAAGCTCGTACACGAATGCAGAGCTGATGAGGAGCTGGTCGACCGTGATGGTCTTCTCAGCCACCGGGGGCGCACCGTCGGTGTTACCGAGGATAGCGTTACCAGGGGTGTGGTATTCTGCCTTGGTGTGGCCAGTGTAGATGAACTGAAGAGACTTGCCGTTCTTCAGGGTGCGCTTCATAACGAGATCACGGGCGATCGCATTATGCTCGAACCCTTTGAACATCTCTCCACTGAACAATTTTAAGTACAGGGCGCGAGCGTCACCTGCACTGTTAATCTGACCAGGCCGTGTAAGGCTCGTGGTCAGCGTAGAAGACTGTTGTGCCATTATAAAAAAGAGAGTAATGCTTTAACTCTCTGAACGTTCAGAGTTATTCAATTGTAATATTTGTGGTCTATCCCACCGTCTAGACGGCTAATGGGTATCCGCGTACGGGCCAAAAGCCAAAGCAGGGCAGGTCCTACTCCGAGGTGCCTACCCCACAGGCGTAGATGCTTTCCGGTCATCTACTCCTTAAACCGTTCCTTCGGGCTTTACAATTGTGGAAAGCTCGAAAAATTTTTTATTCAGTTTTTTACGCTACGCTTGACAACGTAGGCAACGCCCCGATAGGTCAGGACGATTTCTTTTTTTTGTGCAGTCTGAGACATGATGAACTCCATATACCTTACCCCCCGTTCCATGAGTAAGATGCCTGCGTCCCGAAGGATGAACGTACGGCTGAAGTCTAGGCAGTATTACAGCTTTTTCAACATCTCTTGTTTCTTTTTCTGCGCCTTATAGAATTGTGCAGCAGGAGCAACGTTTTCTTTTTTACCTAAAAAGCCACGTGCAAAATCAAGCACGGGGTTCTTTTTCTTTTTGTTAGGCATTATTTTTTCTTTTTTGCCTTTGATTTTGGAAAACCAGCCTTCATGTTTGCGTAAGCTTTAGGGCTGATAGTCGAATTTTTTTTGGAACGAGAAGTTCCAGCCGCTTTGCGAGCGTTGATGTTAGCGTAAAGTCCTCGTTTAGCCATAACGTTTTTTAGATTTTTTTTGAGCAAGAGGTAGTTGCGGTCCAGTCCGCTTAAGAAATGTTTCTTTTTCGTGCGGATTGTTTGTGCTTTTACCTTTGTTGTAAATCTTTTGTTTCTTTTGTGCACCTCTGTGGCCTGGGCCAATGTCGAAGGACTGTGAAACAAAGTTACTAGCAAAGGCTTTTTTGTCAACGCGATGCTTTTTCATTAGCATTTCCATTTGCGTAGTGCAAGAGCCTTCCGTGTAGGACGACCCTTGCTGTCTTTCATTGGCCCTTTCACACCAGACATGCGGGCACAAAAGGAACGTTTGCGGGGTCCACCTTGTGGCTGTGGTGCCTTCAAGTTAGACCCTGTAGCTCTGTTATATTTACGCCGACCGGCAGCCGTCAAGCCACCAGACCGCGATTTGTGTACACCGATCTTAAGACTTACAGAACGTGTACTACTTTTTGTAGCCTTTGCCACCTTTCTTGCCTCCGCAAGAGCCTTTACCTTTGTGTGCCATTACTTCATACCTCTACGGTTACGCAGCTTCCTGAGGTCAGCAGCATCAATCTTATTTGGATTGCCAGCTTGACGTGCAATCTTTTTTTGTCCAGGCGACAGTCGCTTAGCAGTTGTGCTTTTCTTGGGACGGCCAACTTTTGAACCGTATGTTCCTTTACCGTAAGGCATAACTTAAAAATCCAGATCAGATCGTTCTAGTTTGTCAATAACATCTTGGCGGTAAGCCGGGTCTCGATCGTAACGTGGGTCACTCATGGCTCGAACCAATTCAGCTTGACTGCGGAATGTATCGTTAGACCGTGCAGACTTACCTGTCAGCATCTCACCTTCGTAACCCATGTTGTCTCGATACTTTGATTGTAGTGCTTGTACTGCAAAGCCAATAGCCTGCAGGTTTCCAGATTCAATTACATTGTCGTAAGCAAGGATTTCTTTTTCAGACAGGTTTGACCCTGCCCATTCCATAAGTTTTTGATACTCTGCTTCACCACCAATGTTGTTTTTAACTTGATTGACTTCTGCTTCACTAAGTTCAACAGACTGTTTTGCTTTGCCAATGTCTGGGTTTTCTTGTTGGATACGCATGTATGCTTCAACAAGTTCTTTAGAAGACATCTTGCTGAATTCCTCAAGAGTCTCTTCGCTAATTTGACCAGTCTCATAGAACTCGTCATTAGCTTTCCACAGTACATCAGCTTGTGGATCAGATTCTGATTCGTCTTCAGTTTCTTCGTACTCCTCAGACTCTTCACCCAGGTCTTCGTCTGTGTCAGTATCTTCTCCGAGTTTCTTCTGCAGCTCTAGGTAAGCCTTTTCAAGTTCTTGTGCATTCTTGTACTTACCAGCAAGCATCTCCTCTTGCTGTGCCTCAAGATCTTCAGCTACAGAGAGTGACTCTTGTTCAGCAGCTTCCCTAGCTTCTACAGCCTGAGGGTCATTGCTGGGATCATAGGTCAGAATTTCTGCCATAATTATTGTTGCGGTGGAATGGGTGTTTGTGTAGCAGCTTGTTGAAGAGCAAGAATCTCTTCTTCTGCTTTAGGATTTTTACTTGGATCCAATGCAGGTGTCTTCAGATATTCAGGCATCTGTTGTGCCAACATCATCTGTTGTTGCATCTGCATTTGTTGTTCTTGTTCTTGTGCACGGTCATCGACGCTCTTCACAAGATTCAGTACATCGATACCTTGTGCTGCTGCCAGACGTTTAATGGCTTCGTCAGGGTTGATGAACTTCATCAAAGCTTCTGGACCCAGCGTCTGTGCAATCGTGGTAATGAATGAAGTCAAAGACTCACGATCTTGGCCTCGGCCTAGTGCGTTAATACCAGCAACGATAGTCGGGCTCACAAGATCCTTAGGATACTTAGGTAGTTGTCCGTTACGTTGCAGCACAAGTAGTTTACGGTTGAGGTATGGCAGCAAGAACTCAACAGTAAGCAGACTGAACAGTCCGCCAAGTTGTTGTTCTAGTTGCAGTTGTGTGAGCCTGACTTCCTCAGCAGTGACACGCTCAGCTTGCCTTACATTCATGACAAGGAAAGCATCAGCAATCCTTTTTTCAAGTTGTGATGCAAGGTTCGCCGCGGTCTGGAAGTCAGCAGTCTTTCCAACTTGCACAACAGTGACATCTTCAGGTCGCCCCTGTACGATAGCGCCGTTGCCAGCTTTGGAAAGTGTTTGTGGCTTGGTCATAGAAGACGGTGACACAAGGAACAACACCTTTGCAGCCGCAGCAGAACCCTCTACAAGAGCCTGTGCAAGTGCATTTAGTGACTTGAGATCACCAAGGAATTCTTCTACTCTGCCACGTCCGTAGTTCTCTCCGTCAACAGAATTAAACCGGAGAACCAACCAAGGGTTAGCATCTTTTGGTGCCTTACCTTCGGTCTTTGGAATGCGTTTGTCAAATGCTTCCTGATGCCAAATCCAACGGTTGTTGTCTAGTTTGACGTGAGTATAAATCTCAACGTCATCACCAGAGAGACCGTAGGAATTTGTGTTTCTATTCTTTTGTTCAGCTTCTGCAGCAAACTCAGGTGGTAGAAGTTGCTTGTGTACAAGTTCTTTAGTGACGATCTCAATTACGTTACCGTTGCCATCACGTTCTACGACAAACCTGTTTAGTGGATAGTGCTTAAGACCATCCTTACCCATATAAATCAGAGCGTTGCCGCCTACTACAAGATGCTTGATAGCCTGGTGTACTGTGACACGATCACTTGAAGAAGCAATCGAGTCCATAACCATGCGTTCAATCTTGGCAAAACTAAGGTCAAGTTCAGATCTGATTTCTGCAGGCAGTTCAGTACCTAGCAGTTCATCTTTGATCTGTAGTTTAAAGAAGGAAGTCTGCGGAGGGAGCAGGGCAAGCATAAGTTTACTTGCCAAAGTCACAACCGCAGAAGCTCCTACGCTTTGCCAAGGTGTTCTAAGATCTTTGTAGGAAGGACGAATCTCGTCTCTAATAATAAGGTAAGGAAGCGTAAGTTCAGAGCACTCAACAGCAATGTCAAGAAAGTGTTGACGGTTACTGGTTAGATGATCGTACCTGCTTCGTGCATTCATTTAATTAAGGAGTAGTAGTACCGCCTGGAGTTCCTCCAGACTGACCGCCAGTATTCAATGCAATCTTCATGCCTTGCATTGCACTTTGCTGTTTTTGTTTGCGTTCTTTTTTAGCCAGCTTGACACCTTCCTCTTCGCCAAGGGCTGCCTTAGTAGCAGTAGGTGGTGCCATTGTAACAGGTGCTGGTTTTTCAACAACTTTAGTTCTTCCGCCGCCGCCGAAACACATTTTAAAGTTCCTCTTGTGATAAACGTGAATAGATCCAATCGACAACGTTACGCTGCCCAGCTCGATACATGATCTGGGTATGCGTAGCGTCTTCGGTTGGGTTTGATAATGGAAAACGTTCTTCTAGTTCTTCTAGAAGGCGCTCCACAGTAAGCCCTAGATTAAGCGTACTGTGGGAGGTCTGAATTTGCATGTTCAAAGAAAGCAGGGACTCTGCTAGATCTGGTGAAGGCAAGCTCAGGGGCTTTCCCTTCATACATCAGACGGTCACTAGAATCCAGCCAAAATTTTTTGTTCAAATATTTGTCAGGGTTAGATGCAGACAGTGGTTGCATCACCCAATTGATAGTTGCCTTCCTGAGTTTATCAAGAGAAGGACTGATGTTATACCCCAGCTCAGTATGAACCAGACTATTGGTAGCCACATGAATTTGTTCATCTCTGGAAATATCAGCGGAAACCGTTCTCATACCAGCGTCACCATTAAACCTAAAGAATGGTAGAAGAACGAAGAAGATTGCACGCTCGGCAACCAACGCTTTCGTGATCGTATGATCTGGATGTGCTTCCCAAGCGGTTTTAAGCCGTAGGGCTTCTTTCT